TAAACAAGTACGCACAAGCGTATGGCACGTCAAATGAAAACGTTCAAATAAAAGTTACTGACGATATTGACGGAAATGTTATTTATACAATGTGTAATGACTTCAAAGACGTTGAACAAGTTAGTTTTTTGAATATTATGGATAAGCGAATGGATTTCTTCGGGTACGAGGGTTTAGCATCGCCTTTCCTTAAAAAAGCATTAGCGATTTTTGCAACCGAAGCAGGTTGTGATGTTTCAGATGTAAATTGTTTTATTATGAAACATAAAGAAACCGTTGGATTGGCTTTTTATAATAGGTTTAAAAATGGTAAAAACATTCTTCTTGCAAAACAATTAGAACAGTTGGGATTATAAAAACATTTAATTATGGCAGTAGTTAGAAAACCAAGAGAAACTATAACAGTAAACGCAAAAGACATACATTGGATAAAAGAAACGTTAGGTAATTTAACGGGTAAGGTTGATACTATTGAAAAAACAACAACCAAGTTAAATACGACTATCGTTGGAGATGATGTTTACGGTCAAATTGGTTTGGTTACTAAAGTAAAAGAACATACCGAATACATAGAAAAAGATAAAGGTTTTAAAGCGAAACTTATCGGAGGTAGTGTTGTTTTGGGTGCGCTTTGGACTGTTATAGTTAAGTTTTGGGATAAAATATTTTAAATAAGAAAAAATGGGAGTTACATCATCACAGGCGCAGAATATTACATCTCCAAGCGGAAACTCTTTAGCGGTCTTTATTGATGGCGTTACAGGGATTATACTCTTAAAAGACATCAACGGCGCAACAGAGCCGTTATCAAATTATATTTGCAACACAAGTCCTTTTGAATATAACGCAAACGGAACAGGAATTCAACCGATTTTAGGTACTAATGATGCGAGTGGAAATAACTCAACTATTGGAGGCGGTTACGGAAATACTGTTTCGGGTAAAGAGAGTTTTATTGGAGGCGGTTATCAAAATAATGTTTCAGCAGATTGCTCATTTATTGGGGGCGGAGAATCTAATACTGTTAATGATACTCGTTCAACAATAGGAGGGGGTACTGATAATACTGCTTCTTCTTACGGCGGAACTATTGGAGGTGGTCAGTCAAACATTATTTCTTGTGGTTACGGAACTATTGGAGGCGGTTACGGAAATACTGTTTCGGGTAAATTTAGTTTTATTGGTGGCGGGTGTTTTAACGAGGCTTCGGGCGATAATACAACAATTTCAGGAGGCGAACAACATATCGCTTCGGGAAATTACGCAACAATTGGAGGTGGAGATTGTAGTGTTGCTTCGGGTTGTTATTCAACAATTTCGGGAGGATATAAAAACACCGCTTCGGGGGAGTATTCAACGATTTCGGGGGGATATAACAATGTTGCTTCATCGGATTGTTCATCAGTTTTAGGAGGTTTTGCCAATACGGCTTCAGGCGCAAAGTCGGTAGTTGGCGGAGGTTATTGTAATTTGGCTTCTAATTCTTACGCAACAGTTGGAGGTGGGAAATATAATAGTGCCATAGGTGCTAACACAACAGTTGGTGGAGGTATTTATAATTCCGCCTCTAATACTAATGCGGTAGTTGGCGGAGGATATTGTAATATAGCCTCTTGTTATTTTGCGACAATTAACGGAGGGGGTTGTAATAACGGTTCAGGAAGATACTCTGTAATTGCAGGTGGTTTTAGAAATACTGCTTCAAATCAACTTTCAACAATTGGTGGCGGTAGTAATAACGATGCTACTGCTTATTATGCAACAATAGGAGGCGGGTATTTTAATATTGCTTCAGGGTGTTATTCTACTATCGGCGGTGGTTTTTGCAATTACGCTACTTCTTATTGCGCAACAATAGGGGGAGGTAGAAATAATCTCGCTTTTAATTACGGAGCAACAATTAGCGGAGGTACTGTGAACTTGAATGGGTCAGTTCAAGGTGTTGTAGGCGGGGGTACTTTAAATGTAAATGCAGACGCAACAATATTTTTTGGACAAACATATTCAAATTGCGTAATTTTAAGTGGCGACCAAACTCCTTATTTTAATAATGGAACTTCTTTTAACGGGGCTATACTTTTTGGCGGTAATGCAGGTTGTAGTTATTCAGGATTAATAAACAACGTAGTTTATAGCGGGGGAAATACAACACTTGAAACAAATGTAGGGTTTAATTCCTACCTATCTATAAATGTTGTAAATCTTCAAAATATTAATAAAGGTTGTAATTTATCAACAATAGGCGGTGGTTTATCAAATTTAGCACTTGGTTGTTTTGCAACAATTAGCGGTGGTAGAAATAATGTATCTGCGGGTAATATCGCAACTGTTGGAGGTGGTAATTTCAACATTGCTACAAATGGTGGTTCATCGATTGGTGGAGGAGGGTTTAATGTTACTTCGGGTGCTTTCTCAACAGTTTCAGGAGGTTATGAAAATACGGCTTCGGCGACATACTCTACAATTGGAGGTGGCGGATATAATCAAGTGACGGATTGTGCATCAACTGTATCGGGAGGGGAATATAATATTGCTTCTTGTTATTTTGCAACTATTGGAGGTGGTAAGTATAACTATGCTACTAATGAATACGCAACGATTGCAGGTGGTCTTCAAAACTGTTCTTGCGGACAGGTTTCTTTTGTTGGTGCAGGAGTTTTAAATTGCGCTTGGGGTAATTTATCGGTAATTGGTGGTGGATTACAAAACTATGCGTGTTGTACATTTACCGCAGTAGTTGGAGGTCAACTCAATGAGGCAATTAATAATTTTGCGATTGTAGGAGGTGGTTATAAAAATAGTGCGATTGCAGGTTTATCTACCGTATTTGGCGGAAGTTACAATGTCGTAACTCAAACTTTTTCAAATATACTTGGGGGTTATCGTGGTACAGTATCAGGAGTGCAGTCATCTATTGTCGGTGGAGAATATAATGTAGTTAGTGGCGCAAGGTCTTTTATTGGAGGAGGTCGTCAAAACACTATCTCATCGCAATATTCAATAATTGGCGGAGGTCGTAATAACTTTATTGTAGGTAGTGATTGCGGAACAATTAGCGGAGGTTGCGGTAATCAAAATGACTCATCTTCTGCATCAACAATAGGCGGAGGTAGTAATAATCAAAATTACTATGCTAATTGCTCAACAATAGGCGGAGGTAGTAGTAATCAAAATTACTATGCTAATTGCGCAACGATAGGCGGAGGTTACAGTAATTATGCTAAATGTAATTTTACAACAATAAGTGGGGGTTGTGAAAACAATATTCAAAATAACGGAGCAACAATTGGTGGAGGTTATAGTAATGACGCTTTGGGTGCTTGTTCTTCTATTTTAGCAGGTCGTAATAATACGGCTTCTAATGTCTTTACAACAGTTGGGGGCGGTTATAATAACACGGCTTCAGGCGTTTGTTCTTCTGTATTTGGAGGTTATAAAAATACGGCTTCGGGTGCTTGTTCTTCTATTTTAGGAGGTTGTAATAATTTTGCTTCATCATTAGGTGCAGTAACCGTAGGAGGTAGTATTAATTATTCTTCAAACGAGGGGAGTATAATTGTCGGAGGTTTTAATAACTGCTCTTTAGGTAAATGTTCTTTTATTGGCGGTGGTAAATGTAATATGGCGAGATGTTGTAATGCAATAATCATAGCGGGTCAATATAATGACACTTGCACGTTTTGTAATGTTGTAATTTCAGGAAGCAACTTATGCGCAACGCAAAGTTGTACGACCTTTATGAACTGCGCTTCTATTAATAATTTAACTTCGGGTTGTATTGTTCGTGTAGGCACTAATAAAGTTCTTGAAAATTCCGTTTCTAAAATAGGTAGTTTCTTTAGTACGCAAACTCAATGCGCAACGACTATTAACACGCCAAAGGCGATGACTTTGAATAATACAGACGCTATTTCATCAGGTGTAAGTATTGTTTCTAATTCTCAAATAACTGTTGATTCAACAGGGATTTATAACTTACAATTTTCGGCTCAAATAGACAGGGTTAGTGGTTCGGGATTAGATACTGTAAATATATGGTATAGAAAACAAGGGGTTGATGCGCCTAATACCAATACAAAAATTACGGTTGCAGGAAACGTAAACGAATCAAAAGTAGTTGCGAGTTGGAATTTTTTCATATCATTAACGGCGGGTCAGTATGTAGAATTAATGTATAGTGTTACGGATTTAGACATTCAGATACTTTACGAAACGGCAAACGTAACCGTTCCATTCCCTGCTACACCATCGCTAATTGTTACAATGCAAAAAATAAACTAAAAAAAAGATTATTATTAGAACCAATAAATTTTTATATATTTGTATAACTTAATTATAAAACAATATGACACATTTCACAATACATATTTTTGGATATGGGGAAACTCAAATCAATGGAAATGAATTTTCTATCAAAGTAAAAACAAGTACGCTTACTAAAGTTCAGCCTTTAGTTGATGCGGTTTGGGCTTTAAAACCTGCTGATAGCAATGCGGTACAAGCATTTCACGCAGTTAATATTTTCAATTACAAAGACATTCGTTATATGACAAAAGACGGATTTATTGTAAAAACAACTCCTGATTTGAAAGTCTTAATAGATGATTTAATTGCGGAATTGAAAGTTGCTCACGATGCTTCGGTAACTCCTCCTGCTCCTACTTTAGTAGAGCCTACAAATTAATACCATTTTTGAAATTGCGAGATTCTTTAAGTTTCTCGCAGTTTTTATATATTTAGAATAGCACCTGATAAATCCTCTTTGTCAATCAAATGAAATCAGGGAAGAGATTAAACCAAGAAACTAAACTAAAACTATATGGAAAAAAAGATTTTTTTTCAGTCCTCTTTACCAAGAGCAGGAAGTACGCTACTTCAAAATGTAGTGGCTCAAAACCCTGATTTCTATTCAACTCCAACTTCGGGGTTGTTGGAATTAGTAATGGGTGCTAAAGGCAATTTTCAACAATCTCCTGAATTCAAAGCGCAAGACCCGAAACTTATGGACAAAGCATTTTTGGCTTTCTGTAAGGGCGGGGTAAACGCCTACTTCAATGCAATTACCGACAAACCTTTTGTGTTGGATAAAAACAGAGGTTGGGGCGTTGCTTATAGACTTGCTAATATGATTTTTGAATCAGAGCCTAAAATAGTATTTATGGTTCGTGATTTACGAGCGGTATATGCTTCAATGGAAAAAAACTACCGCAAAAACCCACATAAGGAAAACCACATAGTCAATCCTGTACAGATGCAGGGAACTACCGTTAATAAACGTGTAGATATTTGGGCTAATGGAGTTCCTGTTGGAATCGCTTTAGATAGATTAAAAGATGTTATTCAGCAGGGATTAGATAAAAAAATACTTTTCATTCGTTATGAAGATTTGATGTCAAATCCTGAAATCGAAATGAAGCGTTTCTACGAGTATATTGGTCAGCCGTACTATGAGAATCACGATTTTGAGAATGTAACTCAACACACCCACGAAAACGATACTATTCACGGTATCTACGGCGACCATAAGTTAAGACCAAAATTTGAAAGATTGCCTGATGACTATTACGATGTTTTAGGTTATGAACTTTGTCAAAACATTAAGACATCTTACGATTGGTTTTACAAATATTTTGCTTACCTATAAAATAATAAAATATGATATTTTGGTTCACGGGGCAACCCCACGCAGGAAAGACGACATTGGCTAAACACTTAAAGACCGCCTTGTCGTTAAGAAATAATCTTAAACTTGTTTATATGGTTGACGGAGATGATTTAAGAAGAATTATCAACAACAAAGACTATTCAGAACAAGGACGTAGAACAAATATAGGACAAGCGATTGCAATAGCGAAGTATTTAGACGATGCTAATTACGATGTAATTGTTTCTTTGGTTTCTCCTTACAAAGACTTGAGAGAAGAACTTAAAGCAAGTAACGATGTTATTGAGATTTACGTTCATACAACAGACATAAGAGGTAGAGAATCCTTTCACGTTGACAATTACGAGCCTCCAACTGAAAATTTTATTGACATCGATACCACAGGGGTAGATGTTTTGGTTTCTTTGAATGAGTTATTAACAAAATTAGAACCTTTACTGTAATGAAAAAAGACAAAAAAGTAAAACTAACGCAGACCGAAATTATTCAAGCAAATATAAGAGAGGGTCGTCAGGTAGTGATGAAAAAGGAAAACGAAACCCTTTTTGTTCGTATTAGGTTCAATAATACAGACACGGACGGTTCTGAAAAATGGAGATTAATTGTAAATGGAAACGAGTTTCATACAAGCGAAATTATAATCAATTGCTCTACAAGAACTTTAACTGAAAAGTTTGAAGATATAGGTATCAAGCACCACGTTGTTTGCGATGCAAAAGAGATAATTTTTAAAGATAACGTAGCAACTATAAACTAAAATATATGTCTATTGTAAAAGACATTTCAGGTCAAAGATTCGGAAAATTAGTTGCTTTAAATTACGTTGAAACAATTAATAAAACAAGGAGGTATTTATGTCAATGTGATTGTGGAAACAAAAAGGTTTTAATGAGAAAATTATTAGTCAGAGGGGATACAACAAGTTGTGGTTGTGATTGGGTTAAATCTAACGTAAAACACCCATCTTGGAGAGGTTGCGGAGATATTCCTTTAGATTTTTTTACGACTATAAAAAGAGGTGCAAAAAAAAGAAACATTGAATTTGATATTACTATTGAGGATATTTGGAGTTTATTACTTTATCAAGATAAAAAATGTGCGCTTTCAGGGTTAGATTTAAAATTTTCAAAAATAAGAAAAGATAAAACTAATCAAACCTGTTCTTTGGATAGAATAGATAGTTCTTATGGTTATGTCAAAGGAAATATTCAATGGGTTCACAAAAGAATAAATATTATGAAAAATAAACTGTTAGACAAAGATTTTATATACTTCTGTCTTATGGTTGCTAATAAAAATAAAAATAGAGTTGTTATGGAAAATAATGAATGGAAAGAATTTATTCACGTTGAATCTTCTTTAGAACCCAAAAAAGGTCAGTTTGCAATGTTTTGTGGGAGATTTCAGCCTTTGCACGAAAGTCATAAAGCATTATTTCAAAGAGCATTAGATAATAAAAAAAATGTATTGATTTGTGTTCGTG